TCATCATCAGACATACCAAAAGCACTAGCAACCTTCTTTCGGATATTATCTAACTTAGTTTTTCTTTTCCCATTAGGTTTGTGTACAGTAGCTCTCGCAGTCTGTGGAATAACACCAACAGTACCCTGAAACAAACTTCCATTTGAGTAATTGTTAGTCTGGACATCTTCTGACTTACCACCAAAAGCACTCTGTACTTTCTCTTCATCAATCCCCATATTTACAAGAACTTCTTTAACCTTAGATTCAAGTTGTCCTTCTACCTTAGATTGTAATATTTCATCCTGATGCTGCCCACGAATGAAATTATTTGCTACTTCATACGCCTTAGCCTCTTTCTGAACCATAGGATGAAGTCCGTCAACAAACCTTTCAATCTCATCACCATACTTCTCATAAAACTCTTCTCCAACCTTCTGTCTAAAATTGGTCTTATGAGTCTGTCTCAACGAAGTGGCAAACTGGTTAATAAGCGGCCCAACCCTCTTTTGAAACTGTTGGTCCATAAACCCATCAGGATTACTCCATAAATCAGGTTTATTCTGTTGAACCGGCTGTTGGTAATTTTGCACTGGAGGGGGAGGGTTATAAGCTGGTTTAGTTGCTGTTTTCACCACTTCTGGCGGTTTTTGTGCATCTAAGCTTGCTTTTTCAAGCTCTAAGTTGCTTTTTTCCATCTCTCTCACGTGTTCCTGTTGAAGCATAGAATATACTTCTTCTGCGGATTTCCCCTGTAAAGGTTCTGGTAGAGGTTTCTTCTCCTCTTTCGGTTCGCCCTTTGGCAAGGTGTCCGGCAGACTTGAAAATACGCTATCTTTATTATCTGACATCTGTATTTGTCCCCCGTTTATTCCTGGATCTCACCTTAGAAATCTCAGTAATTAAAATATCAGGAATCTTCAATATATACTGAAGTCCCTGTATAAATCCCTGTCTACGATAAACCAAGTTGCTCTGCTGTTCTTCCACCAAGCGGCCCACCTCGTTGGCTATTTTGTGGCTGATTTGGTACTGTAGGATTTCCCAAATTCTGTTGTTGCTGAGGTCCTCCAGTAGTTTGAGGTCCTCCTCCTTGATTTGTCTGCTGTTGTCCTCCATTAAGACCTCCCATCATTTGTTCTAACATATTCCCCATTTGCAACATCCCCTCAACATCAGGAACATAACTATCCGAATCTACAATATCAAAAGCTTCAAGCACTTTTCCCCAAATCCTTGAAGCGGCGACAGCGCCCTGTTTAGCAAGTTCTTTCATTTGCGGTGGTGCATTAGGATTAGCTGCCATACCAAAAGCCTGCATAAGCCCTTCATAATACATTTTAACAATTTGCATTAGTGTCATATAAGATTGTTTCTGTACATCTTTATTATGTGCCTCAGATATAGCAGGCGTATCAATAAGAATATTAGCCCTTGAAAACTCAGGAGGAAGATTAAAATACCGTTTAACCAGTGCCCTTTCCTTATCCGAGAAAATCTCATACATTACCTTGTTATCTTTAGCGAACTGTTGATATAGCATTATTGTCTGGTGTGCTATATCATTTAGAGCTTCTCGAATATCCCGAATGGTCATCTGAAATCTCTTATTGCCCTCTTGTATTAAGGCGAGAGTAGATGTAGCAGTCGCGCGACTCCCAATAGCACCTGATTCCCTACCAACTGTGTAATCTGAAACACCCGTCCTTTTCTCTCCAAGCGAGTTAGTGTGCATTTCCTCTGGCAAAAGTGTGTGATGTTTTTGGCCCATATGCAACTCAGCAATGTCATCAATCTCGTCCACATCAAGAAAGGCTCCCGGATAAATTTCCTCAGGCCCGAGAGTAATCCCCTTTCTCCTCTTAAAAACGGTCGTGTTAGATAATGTAGCATTATCCAATCTCTGGTTATGTATAGTTGAGACTTCTTCTTGTATGTCTTCGAGCATTTGCCCGATACCGATTCCATAAATACTATTCTCTCTTGGCACAAACCGTATCAAATGAAACGGTCTTTCTTGATGCCTGTAAAAATTGTATACAGCCCTTAACACTGTAAGTGTCTCAAGATGGATATTTAATACAATTTCCTCTAAACTTCCATCTCCGTCCACATCGTAAGATGCCCAGACCTCCCAAACCTCATAATCCTTATAATCATTTATCGTAACCCCGGTATTTTCCTGTACTTCCTCTTCTAAATCAGTCGGCATAGACCTTGGTGTGTCTTTTACCTTATCTACGTTCTTAAAAACCCCGGAGTTTTCCATTTCTTTCAAATTTTTCCATGTATACAACGACCTTTGCGCTACCCACTCGCAATTCTGTATATCCTGTGTATGAATTGCATCATTAGACACCAAAAAATCCACCACACTCACGTTTTCGGGTTTAGGACCATCGTGCATAAGGATTTGTTCTGTTATAACCGCCCCAGAACCATCTTTATACTTCACATTTCGTTTTCTTCTAACCCACGGGAGCTTTAAAATGCCTGTACCAGTCTTAACACACGCCTTAAACCACGATTGGCAGACCTTATACATCTTCATAACTTCCGTACCAACCCAATTTATCCATTTCCCAATCGGGTCAGCCAGTTCTACCCATTTTGCTGCCTTACCTGTCCCTAACCATAGGTCTTTTCCCCCAAAAACAGAGTTCAACATCCTTGCAAGTATAGTATCAACCGCTGTAGCAACAATTGGCACCACTAAATTGCTAGCACCATCCCAAGGAAAATCTTTTCTCCCTACTCTAGGCCGTTGTTCATAGAGCCTTTCCCACTCAACAACATTATCTTCCATATCCGAAACTTCTGCTTTAGCCTCTTCAATCTCGTTATACGCCCAATTAGCCAAAGTATCCAGCTCTTCTTCCGGAATATCAATTTGTGCGGATTCACTCTGTGCTATTGTAGTATCATTTGCTACACCTTCACCACCAAAAGTTGCTTTTTGCTGCGGAACTGTATCCTCAACCATAGTATCAGACATTATTTACCCTTTTTCCTTGATTTGTGACGTGCTTTAGCAGATTTGCCAAACTTTCCTTTATTAACAGAAGCATAGAACACTTCTTTACCCTTCTTCGTACCGTACTTTTTCTGCATCGAAGAAAGGATTTTACGTTCTTTAGTTGTAAGAGGCACAATAACACCCCCTTATCCTTTAAATATAGTATATTCGGGACTAACTGTCAATACCCTGAACGCCCAACCATCCGCAATCTTTTATATTTTTGCCTTTTTTTCGACTGAACAATCATTTTATGCTCAACTTCCGACTCTGGCCGCCTCAATTCCCTAAACGCCCATGCCGTTGCATCCAGTGTATCCATCATATCACTTTGTGGGAACTTCCCGAACTCATATGCGAACGCCCCATGGCCAGGACGAATATATATTTGATGGTTCTGAGCAGGGCCGCCGAGATAAGTACGGACTCTAACCTTTTTAGCTTTTTGTATACCTCTGGGTATCTCCTCAAACACCCTGGAAAGATGTCCTTTCCCGGAGTCCTTGCATACCATCGAATAAATAGCGAGCAAAGCCCTCTGTGCTCCATAAGCTTCAACAATACCTTTTCTAAAATATCCATACCACCTCAATACCATTTCCATCATATGCCGAGCAACCTGGAGCTCAGGATTCTCACCAACCCCACGACCAACCCACACTATCAATAAGGAAATATCTGCCGGAACCATGTAGAGCCCAAAACATAACTGCATTATTCGATTTCTTAGCTCTACCCCTTTTCATCTGTTCAACAATATTTGTATCAATATCCCCAGAAGCTGCCGGGTCTACTGCAATAATCCCGTCCATATCAGACAACAAGAAATTTCTTCCATCACATTCACACGCTGGTCCTGCATCCGTCTTCACCAAACTATAATTATTAAGCCATTCTCTTCTAAACTCCAACACGCTTGGATTCTCAGGGTCGTTCATATACTGACTCATATAGAGAGCAAAGTTCCTCGCACGTATTTTCTCAAGTGTTTTCTTAGGCAGCAGTTCGGGAAAGTATAACTCCCCTGTTTTCGGGTCTTCCGCTTTTTTGTGATAAATAGCATACTCAGGGTCATCAATAATAACGCTATACAAGTCAGAAAGGCTCCATCTTGTACCTGACATCCTCTCAATACCAGTATCAGGAGTAATAAAAAGCGATTCAATACCATCGTGCCATAGCACAGCATCCATCATTTCTTTCTCTGACTCCATAGCTTTCTCACCAATAAGGTCATCCGTAATAATTATATCAAAGTGTTGAGATTCAATCCTTCCGCCTGTTCCAACCGTCATAATAGTGGGTGTTCCAGAGATAATAGCCCTATTTGGAACCATCATCATTTCATTTGACCATGGTTTATGCTTATCGTTCGGCTTTATAAACTCAGGAAACAGCCAATTCATCATCTCATTACTTCCATCAAGCTGCTGTTCAATCTCCTGGAGCATAATATTAGCATTTCTGGCCGTCTGATTCGCCAAAAGTATCCTTATATCGGGATTATTCAATATAATCCACACAGCAAACCCCTTGGTCCTTACAGTAGTCTTATAAGTACCACGAGGCATCAAAGCGAGTTGTCGTTTTATGTTTAAATCTTGAGTAAATGCACAGAGCTCCCAGTGAGTCTGCTTAGTTAGACGAGTATACCCCAGTACGGCTTTACAGAGGAAGTAGAGGCTCCGTTTTGAAAGGTCTCGGAAGACGTCTCGGAGCTCTTGGCTGCCAGAGATATCGCTTTTAGATAACTTATCTTTTTCGAGCAGTCCGAACACTTCATTCCGCTGGTTGTTGGATACAGGTTTCCTTGACATACAGGGCACCTAATCGTTTCTATACCGTTTGAACTCATAATATTTAATCTCCTCATCTTTCCATACATTAGAAAAGCACCTCTTATCGCTTATGTAGAAAATGCCGTTATATTTACCAGCCTGTGCAACAAGAGGCCCTTTCGCATAGTCATATTTGTTATCTAAATCAGGACACACTATAGCCAAATGGTTATATTTCTCTGAAATCACCAGTATAGGTATACCATCATTAGCCAGTTCCTGTGCAAGTTCCGGCGAAACATTGGTAATATATTCACCAGACGCCTCAAGAGCCATATCATACGCAATAGGAATAGGTGTGTTCAATATATTCTCAGGAGTATTGCCCCTCATAATACACCGTATATCATAGTCAAAAGCATCTATAAGGCTGCCCATCACCATATTAGGAGCTCTGGAATCCAGAACATCCCACGCGAGGATATTACAGAAAGTCTTAGGCCTGCC